TCGTTGTCACTTGCACCAGCATATGAGCTAACAAGAATACTAATGTGATCTAAGAAGACGACATCACAACCAAGGCCATGTTTCATGTACCTTATGCGATTACAAATGGTGTCTATGTCAAATGACCCAAAGTGATCAAAGAGGTAGATTTGACCATGAGACAGCAAGTCGTCAAAGCCAGTCTTTATCTCCTCTGGTGTTGCCGCATCCTCATCAATCACAATGTTTCTATTGATATGGAGACCTACGAGACCTTGGGCTGTCCTCTTAGTGCTTTCTTCTAGCATCAACATGCCAACCCGTGTTCCTGTCATGTGTAAGTTGTAAGCAATCTCACGGATTAATGTAGACTTACCTGTGCCACTACCAGCCACTATGGTCACAATGCCCTGCCGTATACCTTTGAGCATGTTGTTTACCCTTGGGTATGGGTACTTCATTGGGCTCTCAGCGTCTGGAGTTGCTACAGTCTCTCTCATGTCAGACATCTGAACTATGCCATCAGGTCTGTAGTCAGCCGCCTGATGTATGGCATTGATGATCGCTCCAGCCTCACCTTCCACAAGACACTCATTAGCATCCTTGTGTGGTAAGACAGCGATCTTAACTTTACCAATGGGCAAGACTTCAGCACACTCAATGGCGGCCTTACGTCCAGCTTCATCCTGATCAAACATTAAGATTATCTCTTTAAAGTTGTTGAGGTAATCTATGTTCTCCAACAGGTTCTTCTTAGCTCCAGCACTGCCATTCCTCACAGATATTGTAGCGAATTTATGCTGTTGCACTTGACTGACGCTCATGGCGTCTATCTCACCTTCTGTAATCACCAGCTTCTTACCAGCTGACCAAAGGTGCATACCAAAGAGACCAGTGATCTTTCCAATGGTAGGAAACTGCTTGTCTCTAGTGCGTATCTTCTGGCCTGTTGTCTTACCCTTGGCATCCTTGAAGGTTGCTACCTGTATTGGCTCACCTTTGCTGTCTTTAGTCACAAAGTAACCAAACTTACGGCATGTAGCTTCAGTCAACTTTCGTGACCTTAATTCCATGTAATCGCCGTTCAAAAAAGAGTTAGCTGCATTTGTCTTTTCAACAGGTGCTATTTCACCTTCAGCTGGGGTGTGTTTTAGACAGCTAAAGCAGAACATATGTCCATCGCTGTAAAGGCTGTTTGCATCCGATGACCCACAGGCATCGCATTGTTCGTGAGACACAAAAGTGCTCTCTTCTTGTTCATTCATTTGTTGCTTCCCTTAAAGTAAAAAAGGGCGATCCTAAGACCGCCCTCTGCTCTCTTTATTTGGCTTCAGACATGCCTTTATGGCATTCATCAATCCACTCATCTGGTATCCGCTTGTGTGCCCATGCGAACCCATTCTTGATGCAAAAGTCAGCATAAGAAGTCTTAGACCCCTTATACAGTTTCGCGTTTGCATTCTGGAAAAGAAAACGTAGGTCAAGGTCAGGTAGTTGCTTCTTGATCAACACATGTTTCTGTCGATCAGCAGTAACCCAGCGTCCTTTGGTTTCTAAGAACCATACACCACCAGCCTTTGGAAGAATAAAGTCTGGGGTGTACTTGGCAGTCCGCGCTGGGATTAGGTAGGACAGTCTCTCAGTTTCGTAGGTAAATGGAATACCTAATCTCCTGAGTTCTTCTGCCACCCCAACCTCAAGACCTGACCTGTAGCCTTCTCTGATACCTCGGTATCTATGGTTAGAAGTCAAAGTTGTCTGCGTTTCCTGTTGGTGCGAATGGTGCATCCATTGCTGATGTGTCCACAGTGAAACCACCTTCCTCGATTGCACCAAAGCCTGTTCCATTCATTCCTTGGACAGCCTCAACAATTTGGACAGCTTGAAGTGTTATTGCCACTCCAGCCTGACCGCTGACCTTGTAGACATTTAAGAAGCCTTTCAGTCTTAAACGACTACCACCACCAATTTGTGGTAAAGCGTTTGTCGGGACTTTTTGACCAGCTGTGTCATAAAACTCAGGCATATATTTGGACTGTAGTTTGAATGCTACTTCCCCAGTCTCTTCTTCTACTTGATAAGGAACTCTATAGTTAGCCTTCCCATGTTCTTCTTTTGCCGCATCCTCAATGATTTTAATCAAGGGCTTTGCGTCTTCTGGAGACAGCAACAGTTCTGACTTATACTTACCTTCACTGTCGAAGGCTGTGTCAGGTTTCAATAGGTGCGGATACTTAGCCACGCCAGTTGGTGTCTGGAAGTTTATCTTTTGTTTTTTAGCCATGCTTTTGTCTTTCTAAAGTTAAAAAGGCCACCCCTAGATGACTAGAGATGGCCTTTTATGTTTGGGAGGAGAAGTCCCTAGAGTCTTAGGAGGAGGAGGTGGACTCTAGGGGCTTCTGAAGGGTGACATAAGTATTAACTGAAGCAAAACTGGCTTTCCATAATCAGCAGTAGGTTAAGGTTTCCCATTTGTGGAATTGGGTCTACATTAGCCTTCTCAAAGTCAAACGGATGATCCAGCTGTTGCCTTAGTTCCTCTTGCCATTTGAGCAACAGGTTTTCAGCCTCATACATCTCAATGTGGGCTTCACGCACCCCATAGTAGAGGTCGTCCACATCTCCTGATATTGCAAAGCTGTCGTGGATCATAAAGAAGTCTTCAGTCACCCCTGCATCTAAAAGTTTTACAATTGTCTTTGCCATGCCAGAGGCATCTAAAGAGTGTATCAGATTAGCCGCTACGCTGGCTGTATTCTTCCTGACATCCACTTTACCTGTGTCCATCGATAGAGAAACTTTAGACCTAGTCCTCTCGCCCACCGCTGTATCAAACAAGAATATCTTGGTCTCTACTCGGTCTCGCTTCAGATAGTTGTGGAAGACCCTGAAGCCACTTGGCGAAGTCCAGTTGACCAGCTTGTTCTGCTTGCTGAGAACATTGGTACACGACTGTATCCACTTCATTGCTTCAGCGGCCTTTGGCAGAGTTTCCACAATGCTGTCGTAGCTGTGACCAGCAAGGTATCTAGCCGCAACTTTTCGCTCCTTGTTAGTCCTAGCAATCGGATGTTTCTCTAGCTCACCATAAGACACAGATCGTTGCAAAGGCTTCATCACGTCTTCCATATATTGTCCAGCCATACCAGCGACAACCGATGAATACGGATAGGTCATACAAGCCCTCTTCTGATTTCCTCTGGTGATACCATAGTCTAACCAGATACGCGCCAGTTCAGCCTTAGTGATCTCATTTTTACCAAAGGCACTGGGATCATCTAAATCGACCTCTAGTCTCTCTGTGACCTTGTCGGCAACTGTTTGATAAAGGTCTGCCATTGTGTCTTGTGGGACTAGGTTTACCAAAGCCCCTTCCTCACTACGTGTCAAAAGACTGTAATGCTGGACGCCACTATTAGTCCCATCAAGTGAAATAGGAATAAAACCAACGAAGTCGTCGCCTTCCTCAAGGTATCTGGAATATTCGAAGATAGCCGCTAACATTTGAAAAGGCTTGTCCGCGCCAGACCATTGACCCAGACTGTTCTTATAGTCTTTAGCCATGTCCAACAGCACACCCTCATTCTTGTCAAACCAAGCCACACGTTCATCCAGAGGTGCTTTGTCGATCTTCTCAAAGCCACTACAGTTTGCAATATGTATCTTCAGCCACCTGATGTTTTGCCCATCGACTACACGGCCTCTTTGAAACTGGAAGAGTGACTTTATGTGATCGTCCCTGTGGTAGTTGAAAGACGGAACCATGTTGAAGCGACCACGGAAGTCACAAGCCCAAGGGATCGTGAACCAGTCGTGTACTGCCAGTTCATTAGCAATCTGCAAATCTTGCTTCATGACTGCTTCAGCACCTTTGACACGCCTCTCCGTATTTCTCCATTCACGTTGGTCTTCTTTGATTGCTTTCTTTAGCTCCTGATCCATTGTCATGTGATCTTTGGGTAGCCTCGGAAACTCAGGTGTATCTCGCTTTGGGAACTTCCCGAATGACTGACGTGTCTCCCAGCACCACTCAACTACTTCCAACATCTCTTCGTTGATACAAAGCCTCGTTTCTTGGAGTGCATTTAGGGCTCTAAAGTGCTCTGGAATTTCACCTTTGAAACTGTGCTCTATGGCCTCAATTTGCTTCACTGAAGCCCCTCGAACCAACTTCACGCACTCAGCTAATCTCCAGTCCTTATAGGCTCCTGTGTGGAACCCTATCCACGGGTTTGGAGTGTCCATAGGAATGGGCTTTAGGAGTGGCTGTGACCATTGTAAATATTCTTTGCTATTCTCAATTTCGCGCTGGGCTTCATCAGTAAACGCAAGGCGAGTAATGCTGTTCTTTGGTGTTGTATATTGGGTGTCCTTTTGGAAGACATTACAATACTGAAAGATAGCCGAAAGAACTGGTGCAGAGTTTGCTGTGCGTCTTTTCTTATGCATCTTCCTGTCAGCTTTAGTTTCAGAGATGCCGAAGTATACAGATTTGGTTCCATTCTTGGTTGCTATGTTTCTGAGTGCCTTCAGTCTAACATGTGCTGAAGTATGAGTTTCAGAGACCATCTTAACAATTCTAGCGTTGTTCTTGTTGGCTTCCTCATCCTCGCTGTGCAATAGCTCAAGTGCTAGACATTCCCTGTCTATCAGTCCACCGATTTCCTGAGTTACTGAGTTCATAGTGCTGTCTTTAAGAACTGCATTGTAACAGCTTTGGAGGCCAATAAGTGCCAGCTGTCTTGGGTCTAGGTGCATAAGGTCATTTAACCACGTTGGGCGGCGACCTTTGCCTCTTCTAGCTTCCTCTATATCTTTTGTAAGTCCTTCTGCAACCTTGTCCAAGACTTGCTTTAACTGGTTGTATTCTGGTGCTTGCTCAGTGACGTTGTCTGCCTGTTTATATTTCTCTTGCCACTTTAATCTGCCATCTTCCTTCATGGTCTCGTTGTATGCTTCTGAAACTGGGCTTCCACGATAAGGATTACACCAACTTGTTACTGGTTTTCCGTGACCGCCGTTAGTAAGGCTTGCTTTTGTTGTTTTATCTTTCATTTTAATTACTTCCCTTTTCTTATATTTCCAGTCCAAACAAGTCTTTCTGTGTGGCTTGTGGTTCTGCAATGGTTTTGCTTTGCTCTCCTCTCATTAGTTCTGCCATAGACCGAAGGGTCTCTGGTGCTGTCTTTATGTATTTTCGGGTGGTGTTTAGGTCTCGATGTCCTAAAAACTTTCCGATGATGTCCGTATTATAAGCCCCACTGTTAGCCAGCGTTGTTGCACAAGTATGTCTGGTTGTGTGGAAGGTGTAGCGGCTGTCGTCGTTGAGAACTGCCCTTCTCATGTGCTTCCATCCACGATAAAACAGCTTACTGTTCCAGTTCTTAGAGACATCAGTTCCTAGTTTCCTGATTGCTCTTAGGGCTTTATCATTGATTGGCACTGTGCGGCTGTCGCCGTTCTTGGTGTCAGCTAAATAGACTGAATAACCGCCAGTTGCATCAATAATTAATGTGCGTTCGTTTATGCTCCTTATTTCACCAATACGCATTCCTGTTTGAATGCCAATGATCAAATAAAACTCTAGGTCTCTGAAGTCAGCACTATCTCGAAAGTATGACGACATTAAGTCAATTTGGGACTTTGTAAAGTATAAAGGCCGCTTGTTGCCCCTGACCTTCCTGTACTTAAATTTGGGCACATGGCTAATCAGCTCCTCACAAACAGCATGAGAGAACACTTTGACTATCATAGCCCCATAATGATTAATCGTATTATTGGACAACCCCTGCTCCGCAAGACTGTCAAAGAACTTGTGAATATGGCTAGGCTTAAAGTCGCCGATGCCCCTTGTCTCATGATCAGAGAAAGAGGCAAATCGCTCGGCTTTTGTGATGCTTCGGGCTCGGTGTGCTTCACCTTCCCAGATCAGCTTTGCGTCCATGTGGACTAGCTCAAGAAAGGTCACTGTGAAATTCCTTTCGCCAAGTCTGTGCACTGCTGTAGCCTTTTAGATGACATTTTCTCACCCCTCTTCCAGCGAGTGATCAGCTTTGGCGACACACCTAAGACAGTTGCAAGGCTCTGCTCTTTTTTATATTTACCTAAAAGAAGCCCAAGCAGAAATGCGTGCTGGTCAGTTATGATTTCTGTAGGTCTCTCAATTTCAACAACACCTTCAATACTGTGTACCCCGTAAACTTCTAAGAAATGCCACAAGTCTTCATTCTTTAGGTTCATGATGTCTTTAATTGGGGAGGTTTCCCCTAACGCCTTGAAGTTATAAAAGTAGACTGTGATTTCATCATCACTCTTAACTTCAAGAACTTTAGCGGCATCATATCCAAAGATATTATGGATACGCCCTGACTTGTTTTGTATATAGTTTGCTCCCTTAAACATTTGCTTTTCCCTTCTGTTGCTGATGTAAATTTATAAGTGCCCTGTGGTGTCCCCTTTGAAACTCACTGTCCGCTGGGTCTTGCTCGTAAAGCATTAGCGCACTTTCAATACAGTAGATGTCGCCTGACGCTACTGCTTCCCTTGCTGACTGCATTCCTAACGCATAATCAGCATTCAATTGAATTACTTCACCCATTTGCTTTCCTTCCATAATGCTCACGAACTGCCATCTCTATTGCTCCAGCTTTGGCTTGCTCTAGTTCCTTTGCTGTTAATTTGTCAGCCATTGCTTGTGCGAGACTAGCCGCAGCTGAACTTTTTTTTGCTGTGCTTGCTGTAAGGCTTCTAAACAAAGCCACTTGCAAGGCTTCAACTGCTGTTTCTGCTGTGTAATCAATAATCATTGTAGTAAACCTCCTCGAATACTGACGTCTTACCGCCAGTGATTTGTTCATAAAGTTTTGCGTGGTGTTCAGCTGTTTCCCTGTCGTTGTAGGTGCGAAGGTCAAGGCTGTACTTCTCGTCTTCAAGTAAGATGCGGAAACGTGTCTTTTTCTCGGTCACGACGCCACCTCAATTCCCTTTTCTAAAATGTCCATCACGTCATTTGTTAGGTTTTCAATTAGCCCATAAACAGTTTCTGGGTCGTGATACTCTAACGGCTCCCAAAGATATTCACTGATGTATGCCATCTGTGCATCATCGCTTAGTTCAAAGAAGTCATCCTCTAAATGTGCGCACAAGAAATGTCCTGATAGCCTGATGAATAGTTTATTGTATTGTTCTTCTCTAATTGAGTTAGTCATGATTTAGCTCCCCAAGAATACTACTAATATTTGCTCACCTTGGCGGTCGTTACACTCATCAAGGTCAATGCTTTCAATGAAGGTGTGCCACTTTCCACGCTGGTTAAGGAAATGCGCTGTGGCTTCTTTCACGTCTTCCATGTGAACCTTGCCATTGATTACGCGGATGACATCTTTAAACCACATGTCACATTTATCAGGCGAAAAGCAGACGCTGTATTTTCCGTTGGGTATCTTGGAGATACCATCAACTGAACCATCTGCTTTATTCTGAGGCGTGAAGTCGCCCCAGTTTTCGCTGTATTCGCTCTCAGTCCATTCACCTATTGCCCAGCTTATGTCGTCTGGGGTGTAGCCCTTCTCTTCATCCCATAGGCGGCGTTCATCTTGCTTTTCCGTCCACTCGCCAAAGCAAGGCTCACACCATTGCTCGCCCTGTGAGACTGTTGCTCCACAATCCTTACAAATTGATGATCTAGTTTTAACTAATGTATTCATGAGAAGTTTGCCTCCGTTTTAAATGCATTCTCCATATCCCAGAATGCTTGATTAAGTTTCGCAATGTCAGTTAGGTATAAGTCTTGCACCTCATTGATCATGTCAGTGACTGACTGAAGTGTCTCCCGTGTGTCAGCTATTGCTTTTAATTGCTTTGGGGTAAGTCCATCCATTGCCTTTTTGTTGGCTTTGTATTCTGCCAAAAGTTCAATCTGGTACTCAGTCAATTTAGTTTTCTTAGCCATTTCTTTTGTTCCTTCTTTAGTTCCATGCGTGATTGCATGAGCAAACCCAACGCCTTGACGCTGGGCTAACTGATGTAATCAACTGGCTAGTTCTCGCTGTATCTTTAGACCCTTGAGAAGCATTGCTTCAGCGTCTGCTTTCTGACCCCTTCTCAATCGCTCGTAAGCCCATGAGACCCAACCAGCGGCGTCGTGAGTTAAGACTTCTGGTCGCTCGGCTGGGGTTGGCTCTGGCTTGCTCTCGACTGCCATTGCTCCCACTGAGTTTTGATTAAGGAATGCCAGCAAGTCAGCCTTCATGACTGGGACATCAACTTCAATGTATTTACCATCAAGTTTTCTAGCGTCTGCTTGAGTGCCAGCCCAGTCGCCGCGTTTGTTTGTGTAAAGTCTCATTTGATTTCTCCACTTTTCTTGGGTGTCAAAGTGTAGTTGGCGGCTATGTAGTTTTGCATCATCATAGCGGCTGTAACGACTGCTGGTTCGTTTGTGGCCTTGATCCAGTTGTTCAACTGTTCCATTGTTTCTGGAGTGGCGAAAAAGTTATTTACTGTAATGTCCATTAATCTGCTCCTAACAAGTTTCGATTTGTGCAATGTCTGCTCGGTAGTTTGCTTCCAAGTATTTGCAAACTTTCCGAAATGTATTGTAGATGGTGGCGTCTATATCTGCCGCAATGCCATCGTAGTCTTCGTCATCACAGACGATGGAAAAGTTGCTGTCTTCCTCAATCTTTCCATAGCAATAAACTTCGTCGCCATCGGCTCTTTTGTATTTGTAGTCTGGTTGAAGTAATGGTTGCATTCTTTCGTTCCTTCTGTTGTCGTGGCTAATCCCACTGGATGACCCACGCCGTAGCATGGGTGCACCAGTAGGCTCAGACTGTCAGATGACCTGAGACAACAACTATGATTGAAACTGCGACACAGAATAAAAGGCCAAAGTCAGACCAGAATTCACGAGTAGACATGCGGTTGATAAGGTCTCTCATGACTGCACCTCAACTTTGCTCTCAAGCCGTTCCTTGTGCTTTTGGATTTTGTAGATTTCAGACTGTAGCCTGACAATTCTGTCAGATGCTCTTTTGATGCTGTCTGTCTCTTCGCGTATCTGATCAAGAAGATTATTTATTTTAATGTCTTTAGCTAGGTGTCTCATAACTGCACCTCTTGCAATTCTGCAATCTTCTTTAAGGTGTACTGAATGTCACCTAATGCCCTGTAAGCAATCGCTGTCTCGATAGATATATCATTGATGAGTTCAGCTATCTTATCTTGTTTCGTTTTAGCTGGCGCGTCTGCTATCGCTTGCATTCTCTTGCCAAACTTAGACCGCTGGTCGAACTTGCCGCTTTTTGTTCTAGTGATCATGCTACTTCTCCCTCAACATAATTGCCGACTTTCCAAACAAATGTGGTTGTATGCCCAGTCTCGTCCGTTCTGCTCTCGCGTTTCTCAGTGCGGAGTGTTCCGTCAATATTGCGAGGGATAAAGTCCAGACCCCAATCTGCTGTGTCATAGTCCCAGCCCTCAATCTCACAAGCGGCTGTAAGTGGTAGCTGTCCAATCGGGTTCATGTCGTTATCAAGGATGGTCACTATTTTAATTAGATTGCTCATGATGCCACCATTTCATTGATAGCCACTTGACTAAGACCGCGCCCAATGTCCTTGCCGCCCAGATACTTGTTGATATGTTTGGTGGTTGTAGCTGAGTAATGCTGTAAGGTTCTGAATGCGCCCTTATCATCCCAGCCAGCAACTGGTGTCTCATATGAAAACAATATAGATGTACTGCCAATACATAACTCAGTCATATTGCTTGCGATTGGTTTTAGCTTTAGTTCATTTGTCATTCTGTAGTTCCTTCTTTTGGTTAAGAAGGTACTTGCTGTCTGACTAATCCTTGACCCTTGTGGGGCGAGGGAAGCGACTGTTTCCGCCTTGTGTGCTTGGGGAGTTACAGTCCCCTGCCACACCTTGCGGCCTGTCGCCCATCTTTAGTCGTCGGGCAAATGCCTTCGGTATGCCCAAGGAATATCAAATAGAGTGTCCCTCGTCAATGCATATATGGCAATTAATTAACTATAGAATACTTGTGTCACCCTTTAGTACGAACAGACACCAACATACCGACGACAGAGACCACAAAGCCAGACTATATAGGCTTGTGATGGCCTTGGTTGAGCTACAGTCCCTCAGACTTCCCTTGAGTAACTGATGCTCCCAAGGCCAAGACAACTATAGACTACTAAAGACGACCTTCGAACATCCTCTCCATGACAATCAAAGCAAAGGACTAGAGCGACTATAGACAACTAAAGTAACCCTAGATTGATTGTCTATCTTATCGCCAGCTGGTGTTATCCTGATGTTGACCAGGGACTTATCCTGATGTTGACCAGGGAAGGATGGTTTACTGTCGATGTCTTGGTTCTGTCTTGTGATGTCTTAGGGTGCTTTGGTTTCTCTAGGACGTCCCAATCTCTGTTGAACAGTCGAAAATGTCAGCCAGATAAATATTGCAAATCAATGTCTAATGTCATGAGATAGTCTACTACGTTTACCAGCGTATGCTGAGGGATACTTGATCCTTCACCTATGATTATGCAGTGATTACAACAGGTTACACAGGATCGACCCTAGATTTTTATAGGTTCACAGGAAATTAGACCCCCCATACCTTAATTTTAACATCAATTTCAAAAAGAAGGCTAAAGGTTGTTCTTGTTGTTGTTGTTGTTCGGCCTTTGACACAAGAGCCATCCCCAGAAACACAAGTCAGGAACCCCAGATATGGCACTCGAAACAGGAACTTACATCAACAGTCTCAACGCCTCAAACCCAGCCTCCACAGACGGCTTGGCGCAAGCTGATGACCACATCAGACTACTCAAGTCTACCATCAAAGCCACGTTACCAAACGTCACTGGTGCAATCACAGCGACACAGTCAGAACTCAATGTTCTCGATGGCGTTACAGCGTCTACATCAGAGATCAATAAGCTGGACGGATTGACTGCTACGACAGCACAAATGAATACCCTAGCAACAGGTGGTGGCGTTATACCATCTGGTGGTATCATTATGTGGTCTGGGGCAGTCTCAGCGATACCTAGTGGTTGGGTCTTATGTAATGGCTCCAACAGCACCCCAGACCTTCGTAATCGGTTTGTGGTGGGTGCTGGTTCAACCTATGCAGTCAATGCGACTGGCGGTGCAGATACTGTTAGTCTGGCTACAGCCAACCTACCATCTCACAACCACAGCTTTAGTGGCTCTGGTACTACAAACACCGCAGGGGCACACAACCACTCATCTGGTTGGTACGGGCCCCGTGGCGCAGATGGACACGTAGCTGTCTTTGCTACCAATGACTCTGGATACCCAAGTGTAAACACGGGTACTGCTGGAGACCATAACCACACAGTTACAATCAGTGGTACTACAGGAAACACGGGTAGCGGTACAGCACATGAAAACAGACCGCCCTACTATGCACTAGCATACATTATGAAATCATAAGAACGGAGTAATTAGCCCATGACTAACCTCCCAATTCGTGGGCTTGGGTCTGTAGGGGTCGTCACTGACATTGACCCTTACAGTCTACCCATCAATGCCTACACTAGGGCCAAGAACGTCAGGTTCAACGAGGCCAAAGTAACCAGAGCACCCATCTACAGAAGCATCTCAGGCAACCTATCAGTTAGTCCTAAGTTCATCTATGGTGTCAGTGCTCTCTCAGGTTTTGATACAGTATTGGTGGTGGATGATACCTTTGACATCTATGAGATGTCTAATGGTGTCCTATCACAGAAGTTCAACAGTTCACTGTCTGCATCTGCTATTACACCCGTGACAGCTACAATACTTGCAGACGTACAGTACATCAACAGATCAACAACAGCCCCAGTACATAGAGTGCCCAGCGCAACTAACTTTACTGCACTACCCAATTGGCCTTCTGGTGTAACTACGACATCCTTGCGTTCCTATGGTGACTTTTTGTTAGCACTAGGTACTGTAGAGGGGGGCGTGGAGTTTCCTAACAGGGTTCGCTTTAGTGACCCCGTGTTAGCTAACCAAGTCCCAGATACATGGGATGCCTCAGACTTAACCAACAGTGCTGGCTTCAATGACTTAGTGCAAATGAAGACCCCCATAGTCGATGGTGCTACCCTTGGCTCCAACTTCCTTGTCTATTCACAAGACCAAGTGTGGATGATGGAGTTTGTCGGTGGTGCATTCATATTTAACTTTAGAAAACTTTTTGATGACGCTGGGGTAATCAACCAGAACTGCATCCGAGAGATCGAAGGTAAACACTATGTCTTTGACAGGGATGACATCTATGTCACTGATGGCAACACACGCCAGTCTATATGCGATGGTCGAGTCCGAGACTACATCTTTAACGGCCTAGATAACTCTAAGACTGAACAGTGTTTTGTCCTACATAACTCAATGTTAGAAGAGGT